CTACGCGCTTACGTCCCATCTCGCACGCGACCTGGAAGAACTCGGCGCCGCCAGCGTGCACTTCCTCGGAGAAGCGGATCGCACCAGTGCGCCGGCGACGATAGGCTCGAGTAGTCGCCGACGCTCTGACAGCGGATGCATTCGAAGGTCCTGGCCGTCGAGGTAGAGAAGGTCGAAGGCATAGAAGATAATTTCGCCGGCGTCGTGCAGGCTCGGCTTCTTGCCGACGGCGCGCTGCAGCAGACCGAAATCGGAGCGGCCCTGCTCGTCGAGAACAACGGCCTCGCCGTCAATGATCATTGTCGCATGGCCGAGCTCGCGCGCCTCGGCGACGATCGAGCCAAACTTCTTGGACCAGTCGTAGCCGCCGCGGGTGATCGCCCTCACCTCGCCCGGCTCGACATGCACCGCCAGTCGGTAACCGTCCCGCTTCACCTCGAAGGCCCACTCCGGACCTTTCGGCGGCTGATCGACGAGGGGAGCGACGCACGGCTCGACGCGCCGCGGCATCGGTTCGGGCAGCGGCGTGGGAACTGTTTTCTTTCTGAGCGTTTTAGACATTCCGAATTAACGCATAAATCAGAGAAAGGTCCCACGAGTCTTTCGTTGACGCCAAGACCACCGCGGACCATAGAACCGGCCAACAGATCGAACGAGGCATATGCAATGAGAGAAGAACAGCGCGAAGCTGCGGAGAACCTTCAGGAGGCTATGCGGATCTTCAATGAGGCAGTCCGCAAGGCCGCCTACTGCGGGCTGCATGTTGAACTTCAAGTCGTCGAGATGCGCCGAAGTGAAGGGCCGACCCCACTGCCTCAAGTAAGCTGCGTGGCGAAGCTTTAGACGGCGATCTCAGTCGCCCCTCATCCGCGCGACGCACCAATCCCAATAGGTCTCGACCATCTCTGTCGCTTCGCGAGCGGTATCGCAATAGCCTTGGTTCGGCGTCGGCAGAGATCCTTTGAAAGTCCGAGGGGCAGATCCAGCCCATTGCCAACGGCCAGCCGTCGGGCCACCGGTCTCTTTCCTGATGCGGCCGATGTAGCCGATGCCATCAAACCCGAGCCAATCGAAATCGGTCGGCGGGTCGTTGGCGTCCAGTTCGGTGCGGCGCCATTGGTAACGGGGCTGGTAGGGCTCGGTCACGGATTAAACCGTTCACGGCCGGCTGCCTTGCATATCCTTCGCCAAACGATTCCGCCCAGATTGGGGATCGTGAGCAGTTCGGCGCAAGGTATATTCCTCAACTCCTCCGCAGTCTCATATCCGCGGATATTGAGTTCATGCAGAACAAAAAGGGGTAAGTTCAAGTCTGAGAGTTTCGTGACCATTCCCGCATCAGATCAGGCTTTCGCCCGACGCGCAATTTGTGGGATCCTCCAAAAGGCTCGGAATTAGTCGCCGCACGTGATACTCTTAGAACGAGCCCCAGTGATCCTTTCGGCTGCTCGGGCTTCTTGGCACAGCACACTCCTGGGCCCCGTTGGTTGCACCTTGGGGCCATTTTTTTTGAAGGCAGGAACCATTCCTGTGTGCCGGCGTTTTCCCCTAGTCCTGATCCCGTTTCCCCCATCGAGACCAGGGACGGCTTCGCGAATGTCCCCAAGTGAAGCCTCTTCGATAAGCGCCTATGGCCTCGCCGTCTCAGCACGACGAGGCCTTCATTTTTCCAGCCTAGTGCGAAATCTAGTGAACACTTTTGCTCCTTTCGGCCACCGCGCGTCTCGTCATAGCCTTCTCCTGTTCAACGGAGCTCCTGATATGACAGAGAACGCCCACCGCCAAATGAAAGCCAGCGAGATCCCCGCATTCGTCGTCGACGTGATCGAGGACGGATGCAACATCTGCGCCGTCGGAAGCGAGAGATTGCCGCCTACCTCTGGTCGATCGGCCGACACATAGAGCTTACGTCCGAGGTTACGCGGCATTAGCGCCGGCATTGACGCCAATCAGCACCGTTGTACCCTGCCCTTCATGTCCCTCACCACCGCCTTCATCTCCGAGCTCGTCTGGGCGGCCAACCAGGTCGAACAACTGACCAGTTTCGAAAAGCGCCGGCTACTCGAGCGCGCAGTCATCACCATTCGAGAGATGCGCGAACAAGTCGGCATTCCAAGCAGCAATACCGAAGCTGATGCCGTTATCGACCTGCAGACCACGGCAGCGGGGATCGATAGGCGGACTCATGACCAGGTAATGGCCGCACTACTCGACGCGGCCGAGATGATCAGGACGCTGCGGATTATTCTGGATGGGAAAGAGTGACCCTTCCCATGTTTGCACAAGACTCCCCTTCGGCCTGAACTAAATTAACCGAAATTTCGACCGGCAGTTGATCTTCGGGCGAGCTCCCGCTACCGCTGAATGCAACCACAAGTGAACGGAGCGATAGCTGTGCATTTCCTTGTCTGGGCAGACCAGCCCCTAGCGGATCCCTTTCCATACGGCAATGTTCTCGACATGAATGACGACCACACGGCCATTTTTGTCCGAGTGGAAGAAGGAAAAATCTTGTGGGTGCTCGGCAAGGTCGTTCCGGAAAAGAACTCAATCACAATGTTATCGCATGGAGTAGTCGTAGAGGGACTAAGGAAACCTTCAGTACATTCCGTCTCGATCGACAACTTCGGCACAGTAATTGTTTTCTACAGCGAAAAGTCTGATAGCCAAAAGTCCAATTATATCGTCGGAATGGTTGAGGTAAATCGGCGGATTCATTGGAGCAAGCCGCTTTTGTTCAATGATTACAGCATGGCAGGGCAGATACGCAGCGCGCGTCGATCTCCGCGGACCGTAGCGGTTTGGTCCGAACACATGACAGCCATGTCAAACATCAACGCGCAAGTCGGAGATCTGGACCGTAGCAACCTGACGATCAAATGGAGCAACGCGAACAAAGTTGAAGGCGGTGGCTTTCCTACTCTCGGCCTGAATAATCTCGATTATCTTGTTCAGATCCACGCCACTGATTTCCTATTCTCTGATCGCTGGTACTGTCGGTCAGGGCGGATTGACTCCCAATCTCACGAGATCTTCTGGAACGAGTCAGAGAAAATCGGCAAGGCTCGAAATTACTACACCATACACCCGGTCTCGCTACTTGATAGCCAGGTGGTGCTGGAGATGCATGCGCAGACCAAGCTCGGCCCCGATATATGGTTCCGTTTTGGAATGATGGACAGCATGGGCAAGGTCGCGTGGGAGACAGACGAATGGTCGAATGGTGGACCTGGGGGCTGGGTCGCGTTTGCATGTTCAAATGACGGTACTGTTCTGGTCAACAAGGGATCCAGAATGCCCTTCAATCCCGATAGCCTATGGCTGGCCAAAATCCAGAGCGTGTAAACACTCCGCATCCGCGCAGCATGGTCATCTTCGCGATTGCCGACGCGGCGGACACCGGCGCCGGCCGAGCGAACAAGCAATCTGCACAAACAAAAAAAGGCCCGCCACCGTTTAGGGTAGCGGGCCAGTGTTATGGGCGGTCGGCCTCCCGGTCGGGGATGCGGTCAACGTGTTACCGTCTCTATTTTATCCGCCGCCACAAGAAAAAAGCCGCCACCGGCCTTGGCGTACGCAACGAAATTGCTGGTCGCGATGACAAACCTCGCATCGGGCGGAATTGTTACGCCTTCGCTGAATTCGTACGTGACCCCCGGCTCATTTGGATTGCTGATAACTCGCTCGTAGAAAACCAACAAAGCCGAGCCAACTATGAGTACGAAGAACGTCCAGCCCACAACGCTTAGACTGGTAACCTCCGATCTCCATCGCTGCCGTGCTGCTGAGACGAATTCAAGAAACAGCAAGCCGACAACCATCAGCAATGCAGTGCTCAACCCTGTCCAAACACGGCCCCGGCCGGTGAATACAGGATCCAACTGCGCCGCTCCGTGGATGAAGCCTAAGATCGCCGCCGCTGCAGCTAAAGGAACGGCGAACTGTAAGTTCTGCCGCAGAATCGACCAGAATGAGACGCCGTTAGATAGAGTGCTATCGCCTAGCCGGAAGGGACTGATGAAGAATAGGAGGAGCATCGAGATGCCGAGCAATTCTGGCTGAGTACCGTATCGCAGGTAGTCGTCGATGCCGAAAATAGGCGCTCCGGATACGCCCAAGGCGAAGGCATTTAGATGCGCATAAGAATACCCCGCGACCACGATCGTGGTTGCGATGGCCGCCGAAACTTCAACAATTTGAGACAGTGTTACCGAAGATGTCGTCATGTCTGCCTCCCCACCCCGGCGAATATTAGACGACGTTCATTTCAAAAGTGCTACTTTGCCTGGCAGGCAATAGACGATGGCAATCTGGACAAAAAAGCCCCGCTCACCGGTTAAGGCAAGCGGGGCTGGATTAGGTGCGTGTAGTTCTGGATTTTGCCTGATTCTCGACAATGCGGTCAACGCGCAGCGTCATGTGATCGACGGCAGTCTTTACGCCGCTGATTGCCTCCATGATGCTTTCCGTAGCTTCCCGCATGCCCTGCTTGGTGATGTACGTTTCGGCCGTATGGAGGCGATGGAGGGCAAGGTCGGTGGCCACCTTGTCGGCCTTGTCTTCAGCGACCTTCACCTTCGATTCGACGCGCGCCCACACACGCCAGCCAGCGCCCGCAAGCATCACCATGAAGCCAACTACGGCCATGATCTCGGCGCCGGTCACGGCTTAACCCCGCAAAGCTTCGCCAGTTTCTCATTCTCGGCCAGGATCTGGCGCTTAGTGCCTTCCGTCATCTTGTCTTCGACGGACGGCCGAACGGGGCGCGCGACGTCACAGTAACTACCGGCCGTCACGCAGCCACTTACCGAGAGAGCGATCAACATCGCTGCCCCCCATGTTTTGAATCCCATCTTCGATGCCCCTCGCCTTTTTGATGGCTTTCGCGTTTGCCTTAGCCTGCTCCGCATTGGCATCGGCCCTGCCGCTGGAGCGTCCATAGAAAAAGGCACCCGCAACGATCGCGAGTGCCATGCCGATCGGCGCGAGCCAGCCGGCGATGCGGGACCAAATGCCCGCGAACAGTGCGCCGAATATCACGTCGGATGCCCCACCTTGCGCGCCCACTGCCACCACGCTACCGGAATGGCGCCTATTGCAGCGGCAATGCCGGCCTCGATCGAGGCAGCAACGGCGGGGTCGTCGGTGATCATCGACCTGACTTCCTCGCCGATGTAGCCAGAGCCATAGAGCCAGCCGGCAATCATGTAGAGGGCGATGCGAATCCAGACCGTCATTTCTTGCCTCCCTTGAGAAGCGCCAGGAGGAAGCGGACGAGCGCGGCCCAGAAGCCGCCGGTTGCGACGGGTGCTGCAGGCGTGGCGGCGTCATAGCCAGCGGCGCGCAGCGCTGCCTCGAAGGCGCGGCCGTATTTCTCGATGCGCGCGCCGTTCGCCTTCACGTCACCGTTGATGATCGCGCGCGAGGCGGCGTATCGGTAACCGCCGGCGGCGTCGTAGTCCTTCAGCCTGCGGCCGGTGAAGATGCCGCCCGTCATGCCGTCGAAGAGGATGCGGACAGCCACAGGCATTTTTCCAGCGTCGTCAGGCACACCTGCTATGCCAAATCTGGCATAGTTCTCGCGGCCGGTGATCTGAGCGAGACCCCTTCCCCGGAAAAGCCAGCCGTCGCCGGGGTCGACGTTGCCGAGCCTACCGCCATAGACCTTGTTGGCGAGCCTCTGCGGGTTGTTGGCGTACGGAGCGGCCGCCGCGAGCGTTGGGAATCGACTGGGCCATACTTCCGTCAGCCGCTTTGCCGAGTAGTTGAGGTTTTCGCTGACCGGCTGCATGGCGCCGCCGGTCTCGTGGTGCGCTTCGGCCAAAATTGCGGCCAGGTGCGCCAGTGGCGTACCGCGGCGCTCGGCTTCGTCGAGGATCGCGTCGATGCCCTGCACTTGTGCTTTCTTGTTGACAGACAAGGGCGAGCGCACCGCCGCGAAGAATTTCGCGCGGTCCATTGTGGTCTCCTGTGGTGGTGGTGGTGTGGTCCCGCTATGGCGGCTAGGTCGGCGGCAACACCGACAGTTATAGGAGGGGAGATGTCTCTACGTTGTAGTTGAGCAAAAGGTTAACTTCTTCAACCTAAAAGCGCTCTGATTATCTTTTGGGGCCTATATAAATGAGCGAAGAGACATATATCCAAAATGAGGTTACGCTGGGCAGCGTGTCCTTTGAATTGCCGGGCGAATGGCGCCTGGGCGAAAATGTCCCCTTTAACAAGGACAATCTTTCTCCCGATCTTTTCCATTACGTGGACATCAGGCTACGCGCTTTTGATAAACGCATCGAAGTCAAACTCGGCGGCCCTGTTTGGATTGATGATATCTATCTCTCAGACGGGTCAGTAGTCATCCGAAGCAAGCTCGTCACGACGGCCGCCGTGCTCGTGGCGTTGAACCAAGGTTATGACCTTGTTTCGAAGTACGAAGACTTCGAAGCCGGCGCCATCAAGATTATCGAGCGTATCGAATCGGCCGCAGACTTCGCCGCGAAAGCCATTCCGGATGTTGTAAAGTTCCAGTTCGTCCCCGCGGAGCCCTTGGAAATGAGGGAGGACCTAATCCACGGTCGTCGCGTCGTTAAGGGATCGCGGCCGAAAGGTTACGGCCGCTGAAACGGCGAGTTCGTCAGTATTATCGCTAAGCTGCCGTCTTATGGGTATCGTTCCAGAGTTCCATCAGACGTTCAACGCTGATCCCTGTCAGGACCGAAGCCTCTTTGAACGATGAGCCGGAAGACAGCATCGCAAGAGCCGTTTTCTCCCTGTCGGTCATGGCGGGTTCCTTTCGCGCAGGCATAGAAGAACCCCACTGGTCAGGACGGGGTTCCATAAGCCTCGGTAATGTTACCTACCGCTTTACTAATGGAACCTAGTTGATTGCACCATCGACAAGGTTAGCGGATCTTCAGCCAATTCGCCGCCCCGGAAAACCTCTTCCGGGGACGCCTCTCGATCCAGGAGCAGCCGGAAGGCCCGTTCGACAGGTTCGTCAGATAAAGCCGTTTCAATTACCGAGGCCCGCCTCTCTATTCCCTAGCGATCCTATAGATCGGAATGGCAACATCAAACGAAGGCGGTTCTTTCAGAGCTGCCTCACGCAATCCACGACGATGAGTTGCGTTACAAAAAAAATCGACTTTAAAGCAAGCTGATGCTTCAGTTTCTTCGGCATGGCGAATCGGGTTCTGAATCGAGGGAAAAATGTCGTCACCACAATTTATGGATAGCTTCGTATCATTCAAACCCGAAGCAGAATTGATTGGACGAATCGTTGTTGGATACACTCAGATTGAAATCACAATGATGAACTGCGCCCTCCTGCCGAATAATGACAATTTCGATCATGTATTCAAGTCCGTATACGGGGAGAGATTCAGCAAAAATAGAATAAATACCGTAAGCAATATGGCTAAGGATACTTACGATAAATTCGGTATTCTGGATGTTTTCTTGGAGGCACTCAGCAGAGTCGATGAATGTCGTGAGATTAGAAACAGCTACGCGCACGCGAATTGGTGGAATGATGGTAGCGGCAGGTTAGCATTCCTTTCACTTGATCCGCTGGCGAAGCGGAAAGACCATCTGCCGGGCTTAGGTTCGGAGGAGCGAAGGTACGTAGATCTAGATCTACTTACCCGGCAGATGGAATTTTTTCAGGACACCGAATCGCTGCTGAATTGGCTGAATGTCGAAGCTCGGCACCAATCCAACCTACATAAAGAGAACGGCCCCAAGCCTGCTATGAGATTGACCACGACTGAACTACGAGCGCTGCGCTGAGCTCGCTACGTCTGTCGCCGAATTCGGCGCAGGTCGGATCAATCTTCCTCGATGTCGAGGTACCCCGCCAGTTCGACAGCACTGCCTGTCGTATTGCTATAGTACAACTGCACATAGTAACCGACAGTTGGGTGAAAAGTGATTGGCGCGTCATTGGCGCCCGCCGTGATCCCCGCTAGCAGAGCGCCGCCAGAGCTAACTGGCTGACTCGGTCCGTGATAGACGCCGACATCGTGGCTCAGGTTTCTTTCGATCACTCGAAACGGTCGGAAGCGCCTACCAAGAGACAGGACGGCGGGGGTTAACCCGTTGGCCACAGGCCTACCAATGGTGTGCCGCGTTATCTTTCTCTCGGTAGGCCAGTATGCCACCTCATTCAAGTAGCGACGAGACAGGTTGAAGTTGGCAGCAGATCCGCCGGCGGCATAAGCTCCCGTCGATGCGGTGTACACGATAGGAACCGCGCCAATGCTGAAGCATGCCTCTACAACGCCGGAAAGATACGATCCAAATTCTGCAGGAGACACGCCGGTCGCGTAGTCGTTCGTCCCGATAATGATGTGTACGAAATCAGGATTGAGTGGCGCGACGTCAGAATAGAATCGTGTAAGGAGCATGGCCGCGGTGTTGCCGCTTACGCCTGACTTCACAACCGTAGCATTCGGTAGCCGCTCTGCGAGGCGGACCGCTGGGCCATCCGCTACAGCCACCCAGCTATCGCCGATCACGGCATGAGTGCCTCGATTCCAATTTACGACCAGTTCACTCTGTTCATAAAAGTCCATCTCGCTGATGAGGAACTGGTCACTCTCGCCGAGGATCCACACTTCGACTGAGTCCAGCGTGGAGATCGTGAACTGTATGTTCTTCGACACTGCATCGAGGGCGCCGATGCTCATAGTCTGAATAACCACACCGCTGGTCCCCTGGCGCACTTGGACGGTGAGATCGGTACCGCTGTTGGTGAGGCGAGGTGACCGAATAGAAGCGACATGCTTGCCCGTTTTCCTTGGATTGAAGCGGAATCGCACCCCGGTTCCCGCGGCGTTGGGAGTAACCCACCATGCCGGCACATCCTGGCTTCCAGGGTTGAAGCCTGAAACTTCAGGGAATGGGACCATGGCGGCGTCACCCACCACGCTGAACGGCCCACAGCGGTACGCGAGCCTTTTCTGCACAGGCCTTTGGCGCATGAAGTGGTCAACGTAAGCCTTCGCACCGTCGCCGGTCATATGGGAGAAATTGAGCCAGAAAACGAATGCGTTCGCACCGGCGGCGACGTTAACTGGCAGTTCCTCCGTAAGGAATGCAGTTTGCCCAGTGAGAAACTTCACGCCGATGGTGTAGTATTGCCCGTCGACACCTTTGATAACGAACAACTCGCCAGGCTGGGGCGGAAATCCGGCAAAGGTGATCTCCCAATCTCCAGCGCTCGCCGGGGTTGTGACTGTATAAGCATGGGATCCGGTGATCTGCGTCGGTATGCACACCAGGCCACGCATCACTCCAAAATGAGCGTCAACGATGAATGGAGCCGACATGCGCTCTGCGGAGACCTGAACGCCTGTCTCCAGGCTGTCGATCGCTGCTTGCACATTACCCCCTTCAGAGCCGGATACATTGTTGTTGTATTGAACTGTTCCGGCGGAGCCGTCAAATCCGACGATCGCTTCGGCTGTAGCGGCAGCAGCTTCCGCTGCCGCCTGGGCGGCTTCAGCGGCATCTTTTGCGGCCACAGCAGCAGCAAGGACTGCCGCGCTCGCCTGATCGCTAACGAGCCGGAATGTCGACCCGGAAACGATGCCCATGACGATCATACCAGCAACGAGACCGCCAATTACGGGGTTGTTGCCGCTGTTCGTCTTGATTGTGAGCGCCGAGCCACCGTTGAAGCTTACCGTTACAGGCGTCGAGGTGTTGGCCTCGAAGATATTCATCCAGATGAGCGCCGACGAACTAACCGGAATGCTGGTCGTCGCCTGGATCGCGTTCGCAGTGCCAGCGCCGACATCGCTCGCGATGATAAAACTAAAGGGAAGGTCGGCGACGCGCGTCCACGAGCCCGTGCCAGATCCACCGATCTTGCGATAGATGCCGTTATTGGCGACGGTCGCGTCACCGAGCACCCACGCCATGCTGTTCGCGCCGTGCGCTAGGTCAGCATCCAACTGCGCCTTCGTGCCGTAAACAAGGCCGCCGTTTGAAATGAAGGCGTTGATGATGCTCTCGTAGCCAGCCAGAAGCTGGCGAATCTCCGACTTCTTGGGCTTCTTGGCGCCAGACGACGGGACGCCATCGGTTTCGTAGTCGCGAAACACATTTGCTGCGGTCGCCATGCTTTCTCCATGTAAAGAAAAAGCCCGCGCGCTGGCGGGCCAAAGAAACTAGAAGGTGAATTGCCGCCTGTCAGGTGACGACGAACGAGCTAGTCGCGACCGCAGCCGCCGGCACGCCGGAGGGGTTGATCGCTCTCAGCCACGCGTAGTAGGTACCCGCCGCCAGACTGGTGACGACCCGAAGGTCGACCGCACTCGGCGGGCCGTATTCAGTCGCCGCGAGGGTTGCTGTACCGAGGTTGTTCACCGTGTTGATGTAGATGCGGCAGGCGAAGTAGTTGGCGCTGTTTGGTGCGGTCCACTGGAAAGTCGCTTGGCCGGCAGCGGGCGTTACGCCAACCCCAGTAACAACACCCGGCGCCACTGGGTCGGCCGTTGCGGTAAGGGTAATATACGACGTCCAAGCGGATGATGTGCCGCCGCCCCAGGCTCTCAGCCGAACTTTGTACTGCTCGCCATCGACCAGATAGGCCGATCTAACCTGCACGGCGCCAGCCTGAGAAAATACCGACTGCACGCCCGTAGATCCCGTCACACGGTCGTACTCCATCTCATAGGTCAGCACGTCGGACACGAAGTCCCACGTCCCGAGGATGAAGGCCGCCGTGGAGCCGCCAGTCACGACCTCAGTCTGCACAGTAGCTGCGAAGTTTGTCGGCGCGGGTACGCCGCCAGGCGGCAACGGTTCGACAGATTCGCCTGGCTGGCCCTCCTCTGTGGCTGCGTTGAACGCATACAGAGACGGCGACACCAGAATTCCGGAGAATGATATCCGCATGTTGCGCAGGTCGATCGTCACGCTCGATGTGATTTCGACCACCGCCTCCGCCAGCCCTCGCGACGGGTAGTGAACCCTCACGAACCGCCGGTACGGCAAGTTGCGAATGCCCTCGGCGGTGTAATCGGCGACGATCGACACCTTGCGCGCATTGGCGCGAACGAACGTCAGCTTCTGCTTGCGCTGGCAGTGGTTGTGGCTCTGTATCGCCGCATTATCGAATGTGCGCGTGCGCTCCGTGTTGTCGTCGACGACGGCGTACGGATCGCCATAAATCGCCGCGTCTTCGGTGACATAGTCCTTGGCGGTGTTGACGTACCGCCCGCGAACCCCGAGCACGGTGTTTGCGCGCCGCTTGTTCTTGTCCACCCGGATGCTGAAGACGCTGTCGGCAGTAAGTCTGACGTCAGGCGCCACGTATTCGCCGGCGTGAACGCCGATTTGGCCATCCGCGCGCTCATAGACCACCATTTCAGCGGCCTCGTCCATGATGCGCCCGACCTCGATCGGGTCGTTGCTGGCCCGAAACCAAAAACCGCCGTGGTAGCGCTTTTCAGTTCCGCCACTGCGATTCGTCACGTTCTGGTCGCAGACGTTGGCCGCGTTGATCCAGTCGGGCAGATACATCGCGCTGTAGGCCATCTTTCCGCCAACTGGGTGACAGAGATGCCAAAGGCGCATCAGCGCCAAATTTCGCGAGAACTCCCAAGTATTCGGGTCGGTGTAGCGATGCGAACCTGAGCCGCCTTGCGTACTGTCCTTGCGGGGATCATAAAGCAGCGCGCCATCACCGACGGCCGAATGCTCTGGCATCTGGTTCGGGAAGACGTCGAGGTGCTTCTTCTGGTCGACTGTGCTGACGCGCATGTAGACAGACGCAATCCCGTCTCCGCGGCAGTTGTTATTCCATATCGTCGGGAAGGCCGTCACAACATCCGAATAAGCGGTCTCGGCGTTGGCGCCGTTGTGGGCCAAGATCTTAACCGCAGTGCCGAAATGCGCCGGAGACGTGACCGTGCCGCTGCCGTTGATCGTGACCTTTTCGTCATGGAGGTAATGCTGGACAAGGCCTTGGATGCGGTGACCGGCCCAGACGATGATGTGGTAGGCCTTGCCGCCAGTCTCTTCAAGAAAGACGTAGTCACCGCCCTTTTTGGCGCTGCCCAGAACATACGCGAGTGATGGCACGCTCTGCTTGAGATTGTAGCTTCCGTCGTCAGGCTTCGGCACCTTGGGCTTCTCGACGAGAAAGCTCTGAAGGGCCGCAGCGCCGAACGCCAAGCCGCCGTAAAGCAGTGCCGACGTGCCGAGGTAGAGAGCGTTGGCCGCGCCCACGCTCGTCGCGATCGACGATACGATCAGCGCGATGGTGTCGATGATGCCGGGCAAGTCGCCCTCCGATTTAGATTGTCCAGGCGGCCAGCGCTTGTGCCGTCATGCGGCCCAAACTGCCGTGCATGCGCACGAGCCAGCCGTTGCCGTCGTGGATGGCGCCGAATTGCCGCCTGATGTTCGTTGGGCTGCCGATCACGCCGAGGTCGCCCGCCGACGGATGCTGGATGCGTTTGCCGCTAGTGGGCACACACGTGGCCACCAACGCGGGGACGCTGCCATGGGCCGCAATGATCTGTCGAAAGCCTTCGTCGCTGTCGTAGGCGGCGCGCAGGTGCGCCGCCGGGTCCGAATGGCCGAGCCACACCGCCCAATCGGCCAGCACCATGCAGCAATCCACCTTCCCTGGTTGCCAGGGGCGCGCGTTGTTGTCGGCGATGAACGATTGCAGCAGTTTATGGCGGGCCGCTACCAGTTCGGCCACTTGATCGTCTGATCGCGCATCAGCGGGACGCGCTTGCAGAACTCGTCGTCAGCCGCTGATGGGTTCAATAAGGAAGAGCGAGCCCGCTGGTCGACGTCGGAAAGGACGGCGCCGTTGGTCACAGTTCGCAGCGTGAAGCGGTTCGTCACCTCAAGATTGACGATCGACTTGATGCCGTCCTCTGTGGATTCATCGGCAACGTCGAGGTTGTCGATCTCGCCGGTGAAGACGACAATCGGCTCACCGTCAGGCTGCTCGAACTCGTCAAGGATCTGCAGCTTGACCACGAACGGCGAGCCTTGAACGCTCGTCGTCTCGTCGTAGTCCCATATGCTGTCGGCGACCGACTGGCTGACCGAGATCAAAGACAGCGCAAGCGTGAACGCCTCGCCGTTGATAGCTGCTTCGATCGACTGCAGCGCGTCCTCAGTGAACTGCGCGGGCCGATAGAAGTTGCCGTCGCCGTCGACGAACGTGCCGCCTGAGCCGTCCCAGACGCGAATGGGATCTTCCCCCGGCAACATGACGTCGCAGAGGATGCGTAGCGATTTGATTGCCATTCACCCTCCGCGCTAAGTAGCGTTCCAATAATCCACGGCCTCGACAAAGCTGACCGACGGCGAGGAGAACTTGCCAACCGCGTTCTGGTCGATGTCCATGCCGCGGTCCTCCGCCAGATGGCAAAGGCAAGTCGGCTGGTCGAACTCGAGATCGGCGCCAGCAGGAATGAGCTCCCGCACCGACGGTGAAATCGGCAGGGTCCAGATATCGCCGTCCACGCTGGTTACAGGACCAGTCTCGTAGAGGGCATGATTCCAAGAAAATCGCACGCCCACGAGGTTGTCGTCGGCATTGATGATCCGCAGCCTGATCGACGTTGCACCAACCGGCGTGACGCCATCGGTCACGACCGAAATCGCGCCCTGCACATAGGGTGTATCGTCATCAAACGGCGCGTCGTCGCTGTGTTCCGTGTCGATCGCTGGCTCGAATTTGCCGGAGGCATACGGTGCGGAAAGCGACGAGCGGACGCGGACAGCGATCAGACCAGAGCGACCACCCAGCTTTTGCCGGATTGCATTCCAGGTTTGCCAGGCGGCTCGGTTGCGGTTCTGGAGCACGATTCCGGAGTAAGATATCTCCCAAAAACCCAAATCCGTCCGAGTTGTGGGCTGGACGCCGCCGAGAGTGCGGCCGCCGCTCCTTGTGAAGGGCACCAAATCCGCTGATGCGGTTTGGGGCGTTAGTGTGCAGAGCGGCCAAACTATCACGTCACTCATCTCCACTCCCCTCCGGCCTTGGTAGCTTGGTATTTTGCCATGGCGGCCGGTGCCTGCTGGTTGGCGGCCGACACAATCTTTGGGCTTGCCGAAGCGACTTCCTGCTGGCTCACGCTCTTAACGTAAGCCTGGAGTTGACCGTCATTATCGACGCTAACGCCCACCTGCACCTGAACGGCTTGCTGGCCGCCCATCTTGGTGCCGCGAGGCAGAACGACTTCGCCGCGCTGCAGGATCGCCGGCACTTCGCCAGGCTGAAGACCCGCCACCCCGCCAGTGTGGTAGCGCTTGGCGCCGGCGAACGCGGAAGGCGAAACCGAGCGACCATGACCGTAGCCATCGCTGCCAGCCACGCCGCCCTTGTGCAGGATGCCGGGAATGAGGAAACCGCCAAGCAAGCCGCCCGCGCCACCACCTCCACCGAACAAACCGCCGCCAGAGAACAGCGAGTTCAGGCCGATCTCGATAATCTTGTCGAGAACCTTGTTCAGGGCGTTACTGAGCGCCTCGGCCGCAGATGCGCCATTGCGAATGTCGCTGATGAACCCGCCAACAACCTCCTGGCCTAGACCTGAAAACTGCTTGGCCGCATCAACAGCCTTTTGCTGCGAGTCCTTCAGCCTGTCGCTGGCCGATGAGGCTTTTGCGTAGTTTTCGGCAAGCCCCTCGATCTGCGTTCGCAGTTCAGGAGTGATTTCCAGTCCTGCACGCTGAGCCTCCGACAGCAGTTGCTGCTGAATCCGCGCCTTTTCAACTGCATATCCGTAGTCGTTAACAAGCGGGTTTAGCCGTGCCTGCGCCTCGTATTCGGCATTTAGTGCGGCAATGCGTGCTTGGATCTGCTGAACATCGCCCTGAAAGAGCTCGGCCGGCGTCTTCTTGCCGCCACCTAGTCCAGCCTCCGACATCGAAATGCCGGTTCCGGACAGAAACGATTGCGCCTCTTCGTTGCGGCGACGCTTGTTTATCCCGCCATTGTCGCTGCCGAGTGCGGAGATCGCGTTGGCAATGGACTCCGCACCGCCGCCGCCTTCGATGGCGCGAACGATACGCTTAGGTAGCGAGCCGTAGTTGTAGGCGATACTTGTCAGCGCTGCTTGCTGGGCCTCGTTCAGGCTGTTCCAGGTATCAACGCCGATCGCCTTCTGGATTCCGTCTTGGAATTCAACCAAACGGCGCTCAAGGTCGCGCTGCGCATCTGCCAGAGTGACGATAGTGTCTTTGGTGACTTTCTCGATCTGGCCGTTGGCGCGCGTGACAGTGTCGCTGCCGAAGCCCACGCGGAAAGCATTTTCGTCCCACTTAGCTTTGGCAATGAAGCCCTCAAAGCCCTTGACCATCTGCGCCGCGGCGCTTTCGCCCGCGATGCGATACTTCTCTTCACCGGCACGAAACGTGTTCAGCTCATCGGCATTTAGAAACTGGCCGCCGCCTGAGAAGATTGGCGACAGCTGGCCGAGAGGCGTTTTGTTTACTTGCGCTTGTAGCGACGAGAAGTTTTTCGCGTATTCCGCCAACTTCTGGATGGCCCGCCCTATAGACGGAAGAAGCTCGTTCTTGAACTTAGCCGCAACCGTGCTGACGGCGTCACCGCCGGCCGTTCCCATTCCGAGCGCCGCAGCGGTCATGGCGGCAAAAGTTTCCTTTGCTTGCTCACCACTGACGCGGATGACGTTGAGGTGTCTGCTTACCTTCTCGAGATGCTCCTGAAGCGGCAAGGATTCTTGCGCCGACAGTCGAAGTTGTTTCGCCAGTTCCCTGATGTTGGCGGGGATGCCGGTCATGCCCTCGATCTTCGCCATCTCAAGCGAGAATTCACGAAAATCCGGGATATCCCGCTCAAGCAAAAGCAGAGCGGCCTGAAAATCCCCTACCGACTTCGTAGCGCCGCCAAATTCATCGACGGAAATGCCGAGAACCTCGCCGGCTAGGTCTGCCCCGGCTGCCTTGATGGCCTCCTGAGCACTGCCAAGCTCGTCCTTCAGCTTCTGCAGTTCAATCTGCTTGACCGCGTCAGAGTATTGCTTGGCGCCCTTCTCCGCGATGCCCCACGCCGCTTCGAATGATTTGACGACTTCCGCGTGTTCTTTGAGGTAAGTCTCGGCGTCAGGAACGCCGCTCGACAGCGTCGTGAGGTATTGAACCGCGGCGCCGGTCAGGCCGATTAGCGCGAACGACGCCAGCGAGACTGGATTGACCATCTGAGCGAAGGCGCCGCCAAGCGTCTTGACTGCTCCGACGATGCCGCCGCTGCCCTGCAGAACCTGCGAAACCTGGCTGCCCTGCTGCACCATTATCGTGAAGGGAGACGTGCCGGAGGCAAGGCCCATCGCGATGTCGTTTAACTGAAACGACAAGTTGGAAACTGCGGCGCGCTGGGCGCCAAGGGACTGCTCTACCTTCTTGCCGCCAGATTGAAAACTCCTGGCAACGTTGTCATTCGCCTTCTGGAACGACTTCTCGACACTGCCTGCCGTGTCCCCAGCCTTCTTAGCGACGGCCGCCAACTGCTTTTCAAACCTAGCCTGCGTCGCCTCAATCGAGACTAACAGGCGCGCGGTATCGTCATTGGCGGCCATTATTCACCTGTATGGACAGAGTTGGCGCAATCTAGTGCGCGAAGAGAGGTAGCCATGGACGGTTGGCTTAACGCGTTGATCGCGTGCGCCTGCGCCGTGGTCATTATCGGCGGTGGCTACTTGGCGTTCGCAGAGTACGACGCCAAGTATTCCAGTGCTGCGCGCACGAATGCGCTGCTCGATCAGAATCGCCAGACGTTGGATCGTCTTGGCGACTAAAAACCAACGATACCCAACTCAGCGGCAGTGTCGTCGCTCATGGCAGGCGCCGCCTGTTCTTGGGTTTCGTTTGCTTTTCTGAAGCCATCGGAGCAGCTAGCGAACTCCCAAAGCGTGCATTCGTCGACCTGTCGTGGCGTCATACCCATTACGATACCCGCGCCGTAGTAGGTCGACCATCTCGTCATACCGTTCGGAAGCGGGTCTAGTTGCTGCTTTCCGCCGCTATCCCCGCCTCCGGCTCCCCCGGCTGATCCGGGGTCTCCCACATAATGAAGCGTCGGAGAACGTCCGCGGCAGTGACCGCGAGAGCGTAAGGACTGGCCAGCGTGAGGGCTCGATCAAGTTCTTTCGTCGCTTCCCGCTCATGGAGGCCGCCGCCGATGAGGCCAAGTCGAAGCGGCTGGATCACGTCATCGATCTTCCATGCCGACGACAGCAGCCTCATCATGACGACGGCGCAGCCCGCCTCGCACTTCTGCTCGATCGCGCGAAGCTCGCCGATACCCAAGCGGAAAGCGTGCTCCCCGCCCGGCCAAACAATCTCCTCTGAGCCGCGCATCTATTAAGCCTTCGGAGTCCGGACGGGGATGCCGTCAAATTCGATCGACAATTCCGCAGTGACCTTCGTGCCGCGTTCTGCCTGGTTGTTGATCGAGACGAGGTAAGCATTGCCGGTTTCGTACTCAGTGTCGCCCACGGCAGCCCTGACATGCTGGATGCGGATGCTGCGCGTTGCGCCCGATTCCCACCAGTCAAGAAGCATCTCATGTGACTGCGAGCTCCAAACGCCCGATGCGGAAATCGTCGCCTCAGAAGACTGAACTGCGCGCTCTACCTGGGCAGGAAGCGACTCGTCATCACACGAAGGCACTTCGGAGGTGGCCATATTGTGCTGACGGTTGATGCCTCGAGAAGTTAGGCCGCAGATGCGAGCGTAGACGCCGCTGCCTGCGGTAGTCTCAACCTCAAGCACCATCTGGTGGAAGTTGGCTGTGGTCGCGTATGCCATTCGGGTTTTCCTTTCATGCAAAGAAAAACCGCCGGCAATACTGCGGCGGTCTCCAAGCTCTCATTTTCTGTGATGGTTTGGGCTACTGGCCCGTTTTCGCTGACCGCCTTGGCGGACTGACTTCTGTCGCCCGTCCTATCGAGACGGCATACTCAACAAAGTCTCGGGGCCACGATTGCGGCTCCGGCTTTGGTTTGGCGCTGAAGCTGAATTTCGATTTTGGCCGGCTGAAATTCACTTCTTGGTGAACAATCATCCAGGCCATCGCGTACCCCTCGGCATACATCACGACTCCTCAATGAGCGCAGTGACGGTCGCAATCCCATGTGAGGTTACGCCATCCGGATCCGCGAACACCCGACGGAAGTCGACGCGAATCTCGGCAAGCGCATTCTCTGTCAGAGTCAGCGATTGCTCGTGCAGCGCCTTGTAGATCAGGAATACGAGACGCTTCGCCTCGACCTGGCCGACCGCCTTGGACCACACATCCAACTGAATCGTGTGCTCTCCAGAAAAGATGCAGTCCGCGCCATCCTCGACGACATCCGACGGCCCGAACGACACATATGCTGTCTTCCCCTTGTAAGGGTCAGTCGGCACGCGATCGTAGACTCCCCCCGCCAATGCCATAATGCTGGTATTTCCGGTAAGCGTCGTGAACAGTAGCTTCTGCAGTTCTGTTTCGGCAGATTCCGCCATTTATGCCTCGCTCTGCGTAACTGGTCCGACGAAGCGGATGGCTTTCTTCACTTCCCGCTTGATGCGGGACTGAATGCGCTTCCGAAGCGAGCGGTATGAGGGGAAGAAGAACGGCTGGGCCACGAACTTATTCGGCTTCCCGGTGCCTGATGTGTTTCTGTCGGCCGTGCCGAACTCGATCCAGCGCGCCTTGTAGTCGGTGGCATAAACCGTGATTTTGAGGCCACGTGCGTCTGGCTCGCTCTCGGCGAGAACAACTGAGCCCTTTGGCGCCTCGCCCCAAGTCCAGCCGATGCTGTCGCGCAAGTCACCCTGGTCGACCGGCACCAGTCGCTTCATCATGGCGACGAGTTCGTCGGCGCCCTTCTCCATGGCCTTGCGAGCGGCGATTTCCACCCGCTTCGGCATTGCCAGGAGCTTCTTCTCGAGTTCCTTGACGCCCTTAGCCATCAGGGAACCACCCCGCGCTCGCAAAGCAGGTCGATCCAAGCGCGATCGACATCATGCGTGACGTCCTTGATCGCGTATTCAACGCCGGTTCGCGTGTCGGTGAGTTTCCACTCGGCGGTCACTGATCGTGCCGCAGTGCTGGTTCGTATCCGGACAACAAGCGGGTGCTTGTTTTCAAGCCTCGCCGCCATGACGGCCTCGCCGCCCCGCAGATGCGTGTAGCCGGCGGCCGTCTGGAACTGCAGCACCCAGTCCGTAACGGTGTTGCCGTATTCGTCCTGGAGCTCGCCTCGCTTGAAAAGAGAGACGCGCTCTTGCAGTCTTCCCGCGCCTCCCCTCGCCACGTTAGACGCTCGCTACGCCAGAATACTGGACGTCCAAAGCAAGAACAGTCGCCGAAGTGGCGAGGCCGAGCAGCACGTAGTAGTCGCCGCCGGTGATATCAGCGGGCGGAGAAATTTTCCCGGGGGTATCGCTGAGATAGTAGGCAGTGCCGGCCGTGAGCACCGAACCAAGCGTAACCTGGCCCCCAGTCTGAACGACGATCGGCTGATTTGCTGCCGCGCTGTTCAGCGCAACGCCGATATTCGAGGTCTGGCCGCGCGCTTCAGCCGAGGCTGCGTCGCTGTCGGCCAGTTGCCACTTGCCGGTGGTCGCCGTGTCCAGGTAGACAACTTCGCCGGCAGCAATTGCTGCGCCAGCAGTGCCTATTTTTGTCGGCACGCCGTTCGCGGCAACGACCGCGCTGGGCGTTACGGAAATGTCCGCCATCTAAATTCTCCCTGCGGCCCTACGCGCCGCGTCTATAGTTGCAAAGAAGGGCGTCAAACGCGGTCCAGTCGTCGAGCTCCGCGTTTTCGCGGTTCTCGTAGGCGTCAGCGATATTCAGGAGGATGGCGTGCTTCACAGCCGCAGGCGCGGCTGAGTAACCAACAACTGCCGTAACAACGATACGCGACCCAGACCGGATAGCCGGCCACTGTTGGCCGTACTTGGTGACAATTGCCACCTCGAGCCCGTCATTACGGAGCTCGTAGACCGTATCTGCAAGCGTCTGGTCGTTGCCGTCGGTATCGACATAGGCGATCGACGTCACCGAAGCGACAGGCGCCTCGGGCAGCCTTACGAAATCGCAGAAGCCATCGCACTTCATCTCAACCGTCTGGCTGGAAAAGCGCACATTGCAGTACTTTTCCGCATGGTCGCGCGCCGACTTGATCATCAAATCGATGTCAGCGTCGTCGTCGTCGAACGTGATGTGCAGCCTGCGCTTGGCTTCTTCGGCGGTTACCGGCTCACTTGTCGCCGGCGTTATCACCTTCGTCGGATACCACATCAGCCTTGCCCTTCTTGGTCTTCGCCGGAGCCTTAACCTCGGGCTCGGCATCCTCGGCAAAGCCAGCGGCCTTCAGGCGCTCGGCTTCATCCGCCTCGAAATCAAATTCGTCGCCTGGCGACAGGTTGAAGAGCGGGCCGGAGAGCCCAGCAGTCATTTTCAAAAGCATGTCGCCTCCTGAAAGATTAGCGGGCAGGCCAAACGGCCCGCCCGCTTGTTTCACTATGCTTGGATCAGATGTTTGATCGCGGCGGTATCCGCGAGCTCTCCGTCGAAGCGGATGAGACCAGCAATGCCGAGATCCGGCCAGAAGCGCTCACGAAGAACGCCGATCACCGGAGAACCAACTTTTCGGACGAAGTACTTATTGAAATCGCCAAAGAGAACGGTCTTCTGCCCCGTGGCGATATCGGCCATGGAGTCGTTCACCTGCAGCTTGTAGCCAAGCAGCGTAGCTGGACGTCCCTGGGTGATGTCGCCGGCAGACCAAATATAGTCGCCGTCAGAGTTTTTCAGCTTTCTCACTGCTTTGACCGTGAGGTCATTCATCATGAACGCCGTCTTCGGAGACTTACGGTAGGCGCGGTTGACCGAGTGCTCGAGGTCGATGAGCTCGTCAGTGGTCAGCGCCGTCGCCGATGCAGCGGTCTTGCCAAGCGTCGACGCCGTAACAACGCCATTCGGGGCGGAGGAACCGGAGCCCAGGGTGAGTTGAGCATTCGCGATGCGGCCGAGACGTTCGCCGAGCAGGTCAGCGAGCAGTGCTTCCATCGAGAAAATCGAATCGGCGTCGAGCTCGAACGACCAGCGAATGAACTCAGTGTCGAAGACATATGCGTCGAGCGACTTCTGCCCAAAGGTGACATCTTCCGATCCGTCGTCGGTCAGAGCCGTACCTTCGGTATGCGCGCCGGCAGACTTTGCGGTATCGTTGACCGTCGGCACCTTCATCGGATTGCCGGCCGAAGACGTGATGACACGTGCGACATCGTCGTCATACATCGGTCCCCAGGCCAGCATGCTGCGAACGATCTCGTTGGCCAGTTCGGTCGGAACCGTGAAACCACCCGCAGTCGTTGTTCCGGCGGTCTGGGTACGCTGTTCGAATTTAGCAACGCCGAGCTTCAACACGGCGCGCTCTTCCGGACTTAGGTCATCTAGACCACCGCAGACGACCTTCGCGAACACGTGGCGATAGGAAAGCTGGTCGCCCTCGTCCTGGCCCCGCTGTTCGCCGTCGCCCGAGATCGGACGACGCTCCTGACGCCGCTTCTCGAAACGCGCCTCAATAGCAGCCGTACGCTCTTCGCGTTCGATCTGCTTTTCGATCTTGTCAAACTCGGCCATGATGGTGTCGTGCCGGGCATCGAGCTCAGCACCGCGAGCTTCATCGGTATTTGCCGTAATTGCATCGAGAGCTTCGCGAGCGTCGTGTACGAGCTTGTTGCGCTTCTCGTTCAGTTCCTTAAGGGACATGCTTTTCTCCAATAAAAAAAGCCCGCTGGAAGCGAGCTTGTGGTGGGTGAAATGGCAGGAGGTTCCTGCCCTCCGGCTGGGCCGGGTGACTAGGGATCTGTCCTGCCGAGGATGCCCCTAAACTTCTGCTCCATTGCAGCCTTCTTGCCGGCGACCCGGCGGGCGGCTGCCACGGCATTTTGCTGGCTGCGTGCCCCTGACCGCCACTCATCAAGCGAACGCACGCCGACAGTGGTGTCCGCGTATGCGGGAAAGGTCACGATCGAGACTTCGCTGATTTCGACCTTCTCCAGCGTGCGCCTCGGAGGGTCTACCGTGTCGTCCCACGACTGCTTCATCGCGCGGAAGTCAAACGAACACCCGCTGATATCGCCGCGAGCAACTAGCGTTCCGACGTCCTTGCCGAGAACCGTGTCTGGCAGGTCGACTTCAAAACGAAGACCGTGGCTATCCTCCGACAGCCTGAGCGTGCCGCTCTTAGTTCGCCCCAGAACGTTACCGCTCTGATGGTTGAACAGGCAGCGAACATCGCCCTTGATAGTCTCGGCGAACGCGCCTGGGGCGATTTGCTCTGTGAAATAACCGCCGATGTCCGTCGACGAGTTGAACACAGCAGCGTAGCCGGTGAGCGTCTTCGTTCCGCTCTCATCGGCGCGCAGTTCAACCTGCTGCGCTACGCGTTTCTCGAATTCACTCATGCGGCTTCCGCCTCGTTCTGGTTATTGTCGTTGGCAGGCTGCTGATCCGCGCCGGGTGTGTTTTGCTGACCGTAGGTGGCCGTCCCAAGCGGCGCCGTGGCGCCCTGTAGGAATAGATCGTCACCGTGAGGCTTTGCCTCCCTATTCTCCAGCGCCCTCGCCTCATTCGGCGTCAGCAGCGCGTTCTGAACAGCCTTCGCCAAGCCATCCATCCGGGAGAGGAAATCGCCTCGCATCAAGCCGTCGAGGATATGCGATATGTATCGGCTTCCACCGCCACGGCCGAAAAACTTGAGGTTCATCTCATCCTCAAGTGCCTTCGCCCATTGGCCGACGAGGTGCTGAACGAGCATGAGATTTTGCTGTTCAGTGTTCGCCATCGTGCCATGCGTCAGATCCTGGAGAAACACAGGCGGCAGCTGGTATGTCCTTGCAATTTCCTCCACTTGGAATCGTCGGGCCTCGACCATCTGACCCTTGGCCGGGTCCATTCCGACTGGCTTTAGCTCGTTGCCAGGTGGGATGGGGAAAATCTGGCTGCTGCTCGATTTAGCCGCGCCAATCGCCCGCTTGATATCCTCATGCGCTCGCTTCAGGGCATCAGCGCCTTGCGGCAGCGGACCGACCAACGCGAGAGGGGGAACTCCACCGCCCGAGAAGAAGTTGGATCCGTAATCGTTCATAGCCAGGGCAAGCTGGATAGCTTTCGAAGCCTGACTAATCGGCCCGTAGTGTCTAATCCCGTCGCTGCGCCGCATAAAGGCAACGTCTATGACGTCGGCTGCGGCGTAGGTCCTGCCATCAAACTCGTATGTGACCTTCAGTCCGACGCGTTTGATCGTGGTCTTCGCGGGGTCCATCGGCCATAGGGAGTCAATCCCCTGCGGGGTGCGTTCAATGTAAGCGAGGCCGCGACCACCGGTAAAGACCTGCTGCCAGAACCACTGCCAAAACGCAAAGGAGCCGAGTTCGTCGTTTGGAGCTACATTTACAACGGTCTCCAGCTTGCCGCCGACACGCTTTGCACCTTCCTTAGTGTCGCGATAAGCGTGCCGCGGCAGTGCCGCTAGCGTGCGCGAGAGGAATGCAACAGCGGCCCACACGGCCGGCACGCTCAGGGCGCTGTCGATCGTGACGTTGGGCAGGTTTCCCGATTGCACGCCAAAATAAGCGAGGAAGCTTTCGGCACTGACCGGGATCTTTTCGTTTTCAGGACTTGAGCGCGATTCTGGCGCATTTCTTCGGGTAAACGGCCATCGCATCAAAATGCTCCTAAATCCGCTAGTGAAAATGAAGGATCGTCCCAGGCCGACGTTGGGGCCGGTACTGCACCCGGCAAACCATCGGCCGCCGCGCAGGTCGCCATAGCAATTGTGACAAGGCCGTCGATTCGGCCGCGAGAGCGTTTCTTGTCGAATGCACGATTGCCCTGGCCGTCGGCATCGACGAGCGCGTTGCCGGCGCACATGTACGTGACCGGCGAGGAGTCGATGGTGATCGACCGTTCGAGGATGCGATCCTCAAGACGTTCGATGGCTCTCGGCATGCAAAGTGCCCGGTCCTCAAATACCACGCGCTTGCCTTGACCATGAGCGATCAGCTTGAGCCCCTGGCCTTCAGGTTTGTCCGGACCTTCGTACTTCCAAACTGGAAAGCCGATCTGTTCGCACGCTCCGATGAAGTCGGCCATGCCAGCTGGGTCAAACGCCAGAAATTCGACGTCGTGCTCAGCGCACAACTTCTTCACCTCAGCGGCCACGAAAGTCTTGTCGATGACGGCGCCGGATACTGCTGTCAGGTCGACGAGCGGGTCCTGCGACCACTCTACGTACTTCGCGTTGTCTGAAAGCGCTCGCGCTTCCAGACCTTCTTTTGTGGTCCAGTACCAGGTTTTCGCATGTAAATGACCGCTGTGGTCGGCCCACACGGCCGACAACGCAGTGAGGTCGTTCTTGTCGCTGAGGTCCAGAGACAGCCAGCACTTGCGGCCGCGCTGCTCCTTCGGATCGACCCTGCCTTGAACTGCCGACCATGCATCTTCCGCGATCCAGAAGTCAGCAGCACCAATCGGAATCCCGAAATAGAGGCGCTTGACCGAGAACGACGTCGACAGCAGCACACGAGCGGTGTTGACCTCGCCCCGGATGTTCTCAATCGGAAAGGTCACGCCGAGCGCCGGCAGCGACTTTTTCCAAACGTCTTCATTGTCGAAGACGGTGTCGCGGTCTGCCTTGTCGACACGACAGATGAAGGCAAACGCCTCATCGTCAGAGATCTCGCCGGTAGCGACCTTCTGGTAGAACTCGCTGTATTCGGTGCCCACGATCTGGGTTGATACCGGCGTGTTCGTGCCAAGTAACATGAGCCCATCGCCAGGCATCTTCGCGATGGCGCGTTTCCATGTCTCGATCGAGTCGTTAGTCCGGAATTCGTGAATTTCGTCGGCCGCAACCATGATCGGGCGGGGGCCGCTGATTGCTTGACCGTTTGCGAGCGACTGAAACTTGCCGCCTATCTCCGGGAACTCGATCTTCCAGGCGTTGTCGCCCTCTCCACGGATGATCACGTCGCCTCGGGAAACGAGTGAATCCTCCTCGTCCTCTTCGCCCCCAGGAATGGGAGCCCGGCACATCGCCACGGCATCCTTAAACAGAACGTTGGCGGTGGCGCGATCCTGACCGATCGAATAGACCTCGGCTCGCTTCACACCATACCATCCGCCCATGTAGAGGCCCGTCGCGGCCATCCAAGGCGACTTAGCCTGACCTTTGCCGGTTTCCACCCAAGCAGAGCGGAAGCGCATCCGACCGCTTTCGCGACGCCAACCAAAGAGGCTGCCTGTGCAAAAGACCTGCCACGGAAGAAGATTGAAGGGCCTGCCCTCGGCGGCACCGGCGGTGATTGAAAGAACGGCAGGCGCAAATCCAATCGCTCGGGCCGCATCTTTCGGGCTCCAGTAAAGTCCGCGTTTCGGCCCGTCGCGAAGATCCTTGAGGTGCCGCTCGGCGGCTGCCATTTGATGCTCGCCGGCAACGATCTTGCCCGAAACGACCTCTTGCGCGTACTGCGTCGTGGGATCAGTCAGTTGCCGGCTTGAGGTAGGCGTCTGCCGCGCGGGCTTTTTTCTTACCACGCTGCACCTTTGTTGCTTTTCCTCGGCTAAGTGGATCGAGGCCTAGTTTTGCCTCGAGAACGACGATACGAGCATCGGCGTGCTGCATCGCAGACCAATAAGGATTCCACTGTCCGATTCTGGCGCGCTTATTGCCCGCCAGAATGGGCCCATGTTCGGCGACATGCTTTGCCGCCTTCCAATATTGGACCCTGAACTCAATGAGGCGCCGAACTGTATGGCCGTTGGCGTCGGCGATCGTTCCAGCTGCTTGAAGATCCGCCATGACAGCGGTCCACTGACGGCCGGCTTCTAACGCGTCACCCTGCTCTGGATAGAGTTCAAACCAGTCCGGCTCGCTCAAAGTCGCCTCTGTCATCGTCATCCCCTACGGGGATGGCGATCATCCCCCCTCCTTGAATTTGCTCTCGGTGCGAACGGACCTGGGGCGCGGGTGCGGCGCCCGAACGTTCGGACCTCGTCACCCACCCCCTCCGGCCCGGTTCCAGGGGTGCAGGGGGTCCAAAGGACGGCCTTCGATGTCGCACCCGATAACATGACCGCGCTTCTCCTCGCGCTGGATCAAACCGTCGTGGTGCGGCTGACACACGCTCTCGTGATTGTCCGGATCGACGAACAACTTCCAATCCCCGCGATGAGGAGTGCGGTGGTTTACGACCGTTGCTTCAGTCACGATCTCGGATTGAAGGCACCGCTCACATAGCGGCTGGCGGGCAAGCTGCACCTGACGTGCGTCCTGCCAGGCTTTCAGGCCATACCAACGGTGGTAGTCGGAAGCGCTACTCGGAACTCTGGATTCCCGTTTGCGTTGTTCTTCTGTCAATGAAAGGAGGCCTCTGATGGCAGATGACAAAAAGAAAACCAAGGAAGACCGCCGCCTGGTCGCCGGCACCCAGAAGTATGAGCTCGACTACTTCGCAAGGAAGCACGGCATTCAACCCGCGGACGCACGCCGCATTATCAAGCAGCACGGAAACGACCGCGACGCCGCGGATAAGGCGGCTAGTCGCCTGAAGGGGTAAGGGCCACGGAAATTGACGGCCGACCCTCGGTTGTGGCAGTTGATGACCACGGCGCACAGGGGGAACAGGCGATGCCAAAGAAGAAAGCGATCGGGCGACAGGGTTGGTGGTTTGCGCAAGTCGACGACATCGCGCTTCCCTGCTTGCACAAAGCCTGGCTTAAGGGCCTGAACTACCACGATCCCTTCAAACGCCACGAGGGCAAGGGTCTTGAGAAGAAGATCAAGGAAGCTGTGGACGCCATCATGGATGGACGCCAAGTGGTCCTCACGACGGACAAGGAAGAGCGTGACCACGATGGTGAGATTATCGCGTTTGAGCGCACGGGTTACATCGCAGTGTTCGAGGTGGACGACGTAACATATTCCACCAGTGACGGGCTTCGACTGCGCCTGGCCAAACGGCTCTATGATCTGGAGTAAAGCCGGACTGCAGCCTGCACGAACTTAAAACAAAAGCGGCTGCTCGACCAGTTAAGGGAGCAGCCGCACGATCACCTGTCGCGAGAGGAGGCGCGCCAGGGGATGGGGAATAGCCCGAATGGGTACGTCGAAGCGCGTCGCCGCCTGCATTAGAATTCTCTACAGTTCGCAGGGAGGTTTACACATGGAGCGCCTTGAAGCCGAAAAACTCGACACTGACGCCGCTACGAAGGTTTGGTCTGTGACCGATTTCTGCAAGCGGTACCGCTTGTGCTACGAGGAGGAAAAGCGGCTGAGACACCTATTTGGTCAGTTCGCAACGGCTCGAGAACTCCTGCACAACGCACAGCGGCGCCCGAAATGGCGGTAGGCAAACAGCAATGTCAGGTGAATGGCCAATGTTCATCCTGCAGTGCGTCGTGGTCTTTGCGCTCATCGGTACGCTTTTCATTCGTGCTGATTGACGCGAGGCAACCGCGATCACATCGGTTGCCTCGCAGATAGTTACGCCCGGCTCATCGCTGGCCGAGCGTCCGTCGCAACAGTCTGTGCGCCCGGAAAGGTGGGGAACAAGGCCACTGCCCTGCGCCTTCACCTTCATAGGGTCATGACTTGCAAGAACCTTCCCTCTTCTCAGGTTCGGCTCCGTACTCGGCCAGGCCCATCGCTTTCACGAAGTTATCGTTCGCGGCTCGGAGTAGTCGACGGCCCGCATCGATTGCATGCCGTCCCTTGTAGCCGCGCGTCTCGCCAAGCTCGGCAAGGCTCTTGGCCGTCATAGCTTCAGTCAGCACCCGAACGTGTTCGTCCTGCATAGCGTCTAGTCCTCGCTGGAACTTCTCTCGGTTTTCCTTCTCGGTATAGATGTCCTCCCACGCCTGTGAGCCACTTTCGCCGTTCTTTCCTTTCCGCCCAGCAATGAACAACTGCCGCAGGTTTGTAGGGCTGGCCGGAAAACCGTCTGGGCACTTGAGGACTGTCGGCAGAACCGCCGTGTTGGCGTAGGCATCCGCCAGCATCTGCCGATCCTGTGATTTTGTTGTCACCTCGCGTTCTTGCTTTCGAGGGCGAAGCTTTGGAGGCTTGGCCGCGCGAGCGGCGCCTACCATCCAGCGGTAATGGGCATTGCTTCCAGTCGCGTCCTCAATGCCGCCTTTATCCCGTTTGCTTTTTTCCCTCGTGCCGAGCATCGCGTGAACCGGCATCTCGATCTGTGCGTCGACGACCTTGTCCATGACAAGCTTCTGGCCCTTCTCGGTTTGGGACCCGTCGCTGAAGCGAAGTTTGCTAATGCGAACGATCACCTTGTGTTCACCGCCATCTTCGTCGACGTGGGTGCCGTACTCGAAATCGCCGGCTACCGGGATGGCGTGGATTTCCCTGCTATCGCGTTGCGCCTCATGTCGACCGCCGGTGAGCATCATGGGCTCGGACCGGTAGCGGACAACAACTTTGGCATAGGAATTTTTGAGCTCTTGTTCCGACGGGACGTATTCCACGGCACGTTCCGTGCCGAATCCCTCGTCTGGCGGCTGATTGTCGTTCGCTGGAGCGAGCTTCCAGTTGGTTCTCACCGGAGCCGGAGGATCTGCAGTTGCAACACCCTCAAGAACGCCATGCGGACGATTGCGCATGGCCAGCAAGGCGGAAAGCTCAGAGAAGCCCCGATGGCGTGGCTTCTCTGTCTTCAACTTTCTGTCGAATATCTGACTGTCGTGTTTTGGTACAGTTGCCCGCCAGGCCTCCACGGCTGCGCGATGCTCCTCTGGTGTTCTTTTGACGGCGAGATCAGGAGATATCGCGCTACCTGCTCTGCTCTTGAACATCATGCCAGGAAATATAACCGATCGATAGAATCCCGCCGGCGTAGCGGTCTTTGTCATGCGTCCCTCCTGTGTTGATCCACTCATTTCGCCACCCCTCACTTCGTCCATTTCGGTTTCGGGTCTTTGACTTTTTCCCTGATCTCTTCACTTGCGGAGGTCGGTATACCGCCCGGCATCTCAAACAGCATGGCCGCCTTCTCGCGAGCCAAGCGGTAGGCGGCCAGGATTGCCGCCTCAGCCTCACGCACCGAGACCGACCTCGGATAGGAAGCGACAAGGCGTCGGTGTGTGGCTTCGAGCGTCTGGTGTTTGGCCTTCAGTTCCGACAGTTGCGCCTCGATCCGCCGAAGCTCCGAGCCGGCCCTCTCTTCCGCGGCCTCCTCAACGCTATCGACAATTCTGCCCCGGTAAAAATGGAGCGCCTCATCGACCAGTTCGGCCCTCACCCTCGCGTCCTTCTCTTGAAGAGATTCGAGAACGACGCGGAGAACGTAGTTGCCGAGATCCTCGCGTTTTCGCCGCGGGTTTCGCATTAGAAACGACGCGACGTTCACGAGGTCGCTCCCTGGATTGATGCTGGTGTAAATAGCAAGCTGTCCTCCTTTCGTGCGATCGTGCGTGCTATAGAAAAAGATCCGCACGCACGATGATGGGGAATGAATTCCCCCCATCGTTCGGGTGTGTTTTGAAACCAAGGGCCGTGCGGGCGCACGGCATTGAATTCGTTACATTTTCTTCGAATTTTCTTCGGTTCGTGCGGGCATTTCGTGCGCACGCACGATTTCCGCAGGTGACCTCAATCGTCGTCGTTATCGTGCGGGCTATAAACGGGACCCCGCACGATCGATTTTTCAACAATGCGGGCCGCAAATTGGGCTGCGTTTTGCTCCCGATGGCGTTCGGCACGGATGTCTGTCAACGTATCGAAGCCCGCTGGCGTGATCTTCCACTTGCGCCCCTCATAGGTCACAAGCTTGTCTCGCTTTAACTTGTCGGTTGCACGTCGAGCGCGGTCCTTGTGAACGCCTCCGTCATCCCGCCTCCAATGCAGGTTCTCGGCGATCGCCGACAAGGACGCCTTGCTATCGCGCTCGATTTGCATGAGGGCATCGTCCTCGTCTCGGCGAGACGACGCTGCAAGGCTTCTCGCTTCGCCAGTCGACAGGGCCTGAGCCATCACGGTTGGTATCGGCCGCCCCTTGCTGTCGACCAGCGCCGGCGCGGTGATCGTCTTGAGCTCGATGGTCAAAGGATCAAAATCCGGGCCGCGGTGCTTTCCTTGCCAATGCATCTTGATGATGCCGTCGGATTTCGCGAGCGTCAGATTGCCGTCAACCTCTGCGATAAATGCCCCGCCACCGCGTGGAAGGAGATTGTCCTGCCCAGCGTTCTTCGTCGGATGGCATGCCACCATGACGCAGGGGCGCCCAGGTAGCGTGGTGAGCGCTCGAAGGTCTCTCGCGTGCTTGCCGAGTTCGGTGTTCCCGTTTTCGTCGGTACCGTGGAAATACGCCGCGGAGGTGTCGACAACTACAAGGTCGGCGCCACCAAGTGCTTCGACCTGCTCGCGGATAGCCTCCAGCGCATCAGGCACGCTGAAACGATCGCGGATGAAGTAGACCTCCATCTCCTCGAGATCGAAGCCTGTCTCGTGGGCCATGCCTATCCATCGCATGGTTACGTCGTCGGGATTCTCACCCGCAAAATAAACCACCCGCCCCTTCTCGATTTCCCGACCGGAGAACTCGCCGCCTTGCGCCGCAAGTGCCGCGATCAGCAGGAGAACAGCCGTTTTGCCAGTGCCGGTCGCGGCGGTCATCGAGTAAATGAACCCCTTCTGCGCAACGCCGTCTAGGAAGTAGTCCGGTGGAACGAAACCCCGGACTAGTTCGCCACTTGATAAGATTTTGATCGGACGGTTGTCGTTTGCGGCTTCGAGTTTCTGAAGCGAACCGCCAGGCTCGCTACGCTTCACGATCTTTGGGATTGGAGCCATTACGCAGCCTCCGCGTAATCGGCAAAGTCCCTACCCGGCTCGGCCGGCATGGTGAGCGTCACCTCGCGGCCAGCATCATGCCAGCGCTCCGCTACCGCGTTGGCAGCCGCGATGCCGGCCTGATCGTGATCGGCGAAAACCGTCAGCGAACGGACGCCGTCCAGCACCGGGAACCCAGCCATTATCGACGCTGACAAGCACGCCCAAATCCGTGCGCTTCCGGTCGCTAATGCGGTCTCTATGCCTTCGGCAATGCCTAGCTCGATGGTGGGCTCACCGTCATACAAGCGTACGCACCCGCCAGAGGCGCGACCATGCATCAGGCGCTTCAACTTGCGCCCTTCATCGTCGAGTTGCGTCTCGTGCCACCCAGTGGCCTCGCCGCTGACCGCGTCGGTGATGAGGGCGACAAGTGCACGGCCAGCTGGTCGATAACGCCAACCGTCACCATCGTAGGACAAACCGCGCGACTCGAGGTAGCGCTCGCCGAGAGTGCCCACAATAGGAACGCAAGAGTCCCAGAGCCGAGCCAGCATGCGCTGCCTAGCGATCGTATTTCCAGAGGAGATCGACGCAGGTTGAGAAGCAATGACCTGGCGCGGCATGCGATCATCACCGAGACCGAGAACAGTCTTTATGTGATCCCGACAATCGCGGAAGTCGTCGCTGGCAAAGCTGCGGACGGTGAAGGATCCGTCTGCCTTGAATGTCACCCTGAGAGAGCGGTCGCGCTTCGAATGTCCAGGTCCAGGACATAGTATTCGGTTGCCGCGCAGGACGTCGCCGCCCAACATGCGCGCGGCTGTTTTAATGTCGATGTTCATTGGCAGTCAGGCCTCCCAAAGCGGCCGAAGCTGCGGCCGTAATCTTCTCTGCGGTTTCTGGATGGAACGTCGCCACGTGCCTGCCGGCAGCGTTCGGCGCGATTGTCCTTCGCTTTCCGTCGGCGAATTCACGAAGCAAGAGACCGAAAAGGCGGATGTGGCCTAACTCAACATCGAAGTGCGCGATCGTTCTGCTGCCGACGCCATGGGGCGCCGGCCGGATCGAAACGATGATCGGATCCATCAGGCAGCCTTGACCACGCGGGCTGCGATCTCGTTCTGCTCTGCCTCGTATTCCCGCTTCCAGTCCTCAAGAGATGCGAACTGATTGTGGTCGGAGTCGTAGATGCCACCGAAGGGGTCGATGATTACGGCGTAGTCATCGCCGTCGCCGTAGCCTTCGAAGAGCGGGTAGTTTCCTGATGGGCAGCGGCGCCAAGCGATCACCGACCGGTGCTTGTACGTGAAGACGCCATCGCCCCAACGGTCTGCAAACACAGCAACGAAGCCAGGGTTAGCCGGGATTACCGGGATGAAGTGCTCACTCACGTCCACCGAGTAAGGTTCACAAACCTGCTCGCCGCCCGTCGACAGAAGGAATTTTGTCTGGCCGTTTCTGAGTGTGGTGAACTGCACAACATGCTCAGAGTTGATGTTGATGCCTTCTTTGGTGCTGATAATTGGCAAAATATTCCTCCTCTCGCCGGCAATGACGCCGGTCGGCTGATGATTGTGGATGGAACTTTACTGCGATCGAATCCGTTCATTCTCCGAACAAACGGAGGAGCAAGCATGAACCAGATTATTTACATTGTCGGACTTGTCGTGATCGTCATGGCAGTCTTGGCGTTCTTCGGTCTCCGGTAGCGTGCCAAGTGTTAACCGATGACGCCGAAGTATCGTCCAGGACTAGGCCGCTCGCGCGGCGAGTTTCTGTGTAATCCAGTCATGAACTTCTTTGCGAGAGAACGCTATGCGTTTCTCTCCGAGCTCAGCCGCGGCTGGAAACCTGCCTTCTGACCTGAGACGGTGAATCATGTCTTGGACATGCTCGTGAGAGCGCAGGTGTCTTTCAGTGATATCAGTGCGTAATTGTCATTGCTGGGGGACATGGTGCTCCTCTCCGGCGCGCGGGCAGAATCCTTGCGTCGTTTCAAATAGGGTTGTGTCGAGAAGGTTTGGTGACCGGCGCGCCATGGCCGGGTTGATGTTGCTTGACGCCTAAGGCGCCGGTCCACACGGAGGACCCATTGCCGGCAGCATGAGCTGCAATTTCGGATTACTCCGGTCTCACGGGCACCACCCCGCGACAAGACGCATCCACCACAAATGCGCTGTATGGATCATATAGTATTGTTTTACATTTTTTCCCAAGGGAATTATTTGCTTAGCGGCGAAATAATTTGCTTGACGCATTTGTAAAACAACTAGGATTTCGTGAGATATAGTTCCCAGTCACTCAATAGCGCTCGTCGCTTCTCGATTGCGTCAGAGCGACGGTAAGCTTGTTCTGTCGCGTCGCCTTCGATATGTGCGAGCGCACCTTCGATGACCTCGCGAGCGTGATCGGTACAGTCCCCCGCCCAGTCACGGAACGTCGATCGCATTCCATGAAGTGTTACCGCCTTATCTTTGGAGGCGGCCCGTAGTGCCTTGGTCATCATAGAATCGCTGATGGGCTTTCCGCTTTTGGCTCCCTCGAACACCAGATCGCTGGTAGCTTTTTCCTTCATTTCTTCGAGGATACCGAGGGCGCGTTGGCAAAGCGGCACACGATGAATACGCTTCTTCTTCATTCGGGCGGCCGGAATGATCCAGAGCTTCTCGTCGAAATCGAATTCTGGCCAAAGCGCGCCGCGCACCTCGGCGGTGCGATTGGCATTCAAGATCAAGAATTCAACGGCCCGAGCCGCCTTGCCCTTGGACTTGCGAAGCTTCGCGACAGCCTCCGGCGCATCTTTGACTGCCATCGCCGCATGATGCCCGCGGGTCAGCTTTTGCCGCTTGGGCATGACCTTTTCCAGCAACCCCTTCCATCGTGCGGGATTTCCAGCAGTGCGCCATTCATGCGCGATGCCGTAATCGATGACGGCTTGAATCCGGGCCCGCAACCGTTCCGCAGTTTCTGGTCGCTCAGTCCAATGCGGCATGAGGCAATCTTTGATGTCGCCTATCACAATGTCGGCGATTGGTAGATCGTGAAGAGGCTTCGCATAGTCGCGCAAAGTCATTACCCACTGATCGGCGTGCTTGTCATTTGTCCATTCAGATTCCTTCGCCTTCAGTAGATCGTCCATGCAGTCCTTGAAGGTCTTCGGCTTGATGGAAACGCGATCGCCGCGTGGATCCTCACCTCGCGCCAGTTGCTGGCGGATCACATCGGCTTTCTCTCGGGCCAATGCTAGCGGTACAGGTGCGGTGCCCTGCCCATAGCCGCCGAGTCCAAGCTCGTTTCGCTTGTCTCCGCGACGGTAGATAAAGACCCAGTTCTTGCTCCCACCTTTTTGCACTCGCAAATAGAGGCCGTCGCCGTCGCCATAGATGCCAGGCTTGGAAAGCGTTTTGATCTTTGTTTCAGACAGCTTGTTACGCGCCAA